GGCCACGTCGCGCCGCCATCGTTGGACCGACGAACTTGCTGCCCCACGGCCGTTGCAAAGCCGGGCCCTGTCGCCACGAACACGGACGCATAGAGCGCGCCTCCAAACTCCTTGATGTCATGGAAGAACCGAATGCCATCGCCACCGCCGCCAGGAATCGACGTGGCGTCCGTGGTGATGACGTTCCATGTGCCGCCGATGGTCGCGCAGCCCAACAGCATTTGCGTGGATTCGAACCCGACGCTGCCGTAGTACATGCCTCCCGTGTAGGTGGACATGGACAGGGTAGTGCGCGTCGCGCCACCCGAGATATTGATGGTCAGTGCGGCGAGGTCAGTGGGCGTTGAGGACGCGCGCGCCAACAGCCCGGCATGGCTGGCGGCGCGGTGTTGCAGCAGCCAGCCGTCCGGGCCATACGATCCAAAGCGGCCAATCGTGCCGTGTACCGGCGTGACGTTCGTCCATGCCGTGTTGACGCTGGTTGAATAGACAACCTCACTCGCGCCGACCGCGATAAACACGCCCTCGGAGTTGACCGTGCACGCGGCCTGCGCAACGTCTGCGCCGGTTGACGTGGCAATGCCCGCGAATGTCGGAACCTCCGCTGTCTCTGCCGTGATAAAGGGCGTATCGCCGGAGCCGGTAATCAGGATGGTGGTTGGCTCAGGCTCGGCTTCAAGTAGCGAGCCGGGCATCTTCGGCGGCTGGCCGGTCGCCACGTTGAGCCGGAACCCGTGGACGTGGATGCGGTTCATGGCGTCGTGCTGCACGCCCGTCCGCATCTTACGGGGCATGATCTCGCAGCCCTCGTACACGTTGCCCCACTCCAGTTCGTACACGCGACCGTCTGCGTAGTCGCCCGCGTACCACGTGCCGTTCGACTTGATGAGCGCATTGATGCGCCACCGATCCAGCCCGAAGGACTCGCGGCGATGCCATAAGCCCTGCCGCACGTCGTAGCCCCACGTATGCCCATCGGGGAACGTGAGGTAATAGACGCAATGCCCACTGTCCTCCCACGTGAAGGCGAAGGCGCGGGACATGCGGCAATCCCGAATCGCCGCTTCCATCGCTGCGGTCGAGACAATCTGCGGGGTGTAACCGTTGAGGCGTGCAACCTGCCCATTCTCGGTCAGGTAGAACACCGAGTTGTCCAGCCGCTTGATGGTCTTGCCTGACGCACAACCGGACTCAATAACGCTGCCGACCTGAAGCTGGAACACCGCATTTCCATCCGGTGCGTGCGCCCACGGCTCAATCGTGCGCTCGCCGAACAACAGGACTTCGTTGTGCGAAACAATCAGCCCTTGGATGCGATCCGGGGCCGTTTCCGCCTGCGCCTGGTCAAGACTGTTCCATGACGTTCCATCGGCAAGGCTCGACCAGCCCCAATAGCGCCCGAACGGTTCCACGTACACGATGCGCTGGCCGATGAAGTCAACCGACTTCGCGCCGGGGAACCCGTCGTCGGTGATTTGATAGAATGCGTCAGTCACGACGTCACCGCGCTATCCGTGACTTCGACAGAGAGGCCACGCACCTTCGATGCGTGACCTCTCGTGCAATACAGCCCGATACACAGATGCGCCGTCCAGCCCGCCACGATGTTCGCAGTCGGATGCCCCTGCCGCTTCCATACCTCACGCTCCGTCCAGTCGCCGCGCTCATACGCGCCAATGCTCCCCGGCCACCCATAGGCACCTTCCGGGCTGCGGTAGATGATTCCCAGCGCAACGCCGCACTGCGTTATTCCGGCGCGCGTCGTCGGGTCGTTGCACCACGCTTCGGCGGTGACGTGGACGTACTTGTTCAGTTCGTCGGCGAGGCTTATCGGGTCGTCATTGACAACCCATGTCCGCGCCATGTCGGCTGAGGCTTCAAGAATCAGCTCCCCGGCTTCGACGCGGGGAACCGCAGCGCCGACGCCAACCGGCCATACCGTCCAGCCCGTCAGCCCGGAAGCAAAGTCGAGATTCGCCAGCGTTTGTGTCGTAACGGGGGTGACGACCTCCGTTATCTCCATCGTGATGTTGTCGAAATCAGCCGTAATTGACGCGCCGGTTTCCGAATACGCGTAAAGCACCGGCGCTGCGCTCGGGTACATCCACACGTTGTCGCCAGTGACCTGTACGTCTTGCTGCTTGAAGTCGAACGTATGCGTGACCGGCGTGCTGGTCGCGTAGGTCGCCGGTGTCGAGGTATAGATGACGGTCGGCACGTCGCCTGCCGTGTTGTAGCCGACGATCATGCCGATGGCGACAGCAGCGTCAGCGTCGCAACGAAGGTCGCCGGTCAGGCTCACCGAGTAGCGCGGGAACGGCTGCGGCGACATGCGATAGCGCGCAGGGAAATAGACCGCCTTCGACGGCCCTATTCCGCTGTAGTTCGCTGCGCCAGATACAATCGTCCAGCCAGACAGGTCGGATTCGTCGGGATTCTTCCAGTCGTCCAAGTCGCCGGGGTCGCTGAAATCACCGACCGGGATAAGGTTCGACCCGAAGGTCGTAGGTAGCGGAATGGACGGCTCGTCGTCGTCTGGATAGCCGCCATTCGGGCCAAGTCCGGTCGATGGCGTGCCGCCGCCCGGTGCCGTGCCTTCCCCGTCATCGTCGTCGTCGGGCGTGGCCGGGTTGCGCAGCGAATCGTCGCGCGTGTCATAGATGTAGCCTGCCGACCCGTTGACGATGACGATTTGATTCCCGCCCGCAACCTGGTTGTGCGTCATCTGCACGGGCCCAGTCCCGGGCACTGTGCCAAGTTCAATCGGCGTGCCGTCCGGGCGTACTTCGTAGAACGTCGTGCCAGAGACAAAGAACTTGCGCCCTTCCACGTCTCGCGCGCCGCGGATCGGGCCTGCGCCGAGACGGGCGTGCAGCTTTAGGCCCGGAGGCGTGCGGCGGTTGACCGCAGACACGCTGCCCGGCATCTCTGCACGGACGGGAAGATAGTTAACGAGGTCTTGATGCGACCACGGGCGCGTGGGGTCGCTGTAGCTGCCGTCCGGTAGCTGGAAGGGCTGCCAGTTGTCGGCCATTAGCGGACTCGCATCCGCAGCGGGCTACCGCTATACACGCGACGGGCTTCCGCAAGGTTCGCGCCGTCCGCCAATTGGCGATAGCGCGCCTCCCACATGCCCATTTTGTCGGTCATGCCAAGGAAAATCGCGCCCTCAAAGAGCGCGGCGTACAGGAACAGCTCCGGGTAGCGGTGGAACGTGTCCAGATCGCCCCAGGTGCCCGTCATCAGGTCATCTGGACGCGCGTAGTACGTGCCCAGCACCGTGCCGCTGGCAGTCGGCCAGAAGCGCACGGAATCGCCCACCTGCGCGGCGAAAATGGTGTCAGCGCCACCGCCGGAATCGTCCGACTCCATGCGGCGCAGGCGATCCAGCGGCACAATCTCAATTGGACGCTTGCCGCTAAAATACAGTTCGTGCAGTTGCAGGAGGTCAGCCGGCAACGCTGCGGCATTCGACGTCACAGACGCACTCAGCGTCGCCAGCATCGTGGAGGCGCGCAGGCCATCGGTTTGCGGATCGCCGTTGAATACGCGGCCTTCGCCAAGCCCGATGATCGTGTCCATCGTGGCCGTGCTGAACGTGTTGCTGGTGGTGTCGTCGTTTTCCAGCATGTGCTGGAACGCAACGCGGAAGGCGTTGTAATCGGCGAATTGCATCAGACTTTGCCCTGCCAAATGCGATACGGGCGCGCTTCCTCGCTGTTGAGGAAGGCCGCCGCATGGGCGGGATTCGCCATCATTTCGTGGAAGGAAATGCCACGCGCCTTGCGCCAGTTCTCGCTGACGACCCACGGAATCTTGGCGGCGTGGCGCATCTCGCTACTGCCGACCTGCCCCGAGTCACGCAGGTACTTCACGTGCTGCTGGATCGGCTCGACGTCCTGCGCTTCCTTGTGGAAGACAGTGCCGTCCTGCGTCACCAGGTCAACGGTCTTCAGTTCCATCAGTAGATCGCCAGCATCAGGGTTGCCGTGGTGCCGGTGGATTTGACGGCCAGCACGCGGAACGGCACGACACCGCCAGCGGGAACAGTCACGGCCACGTCAGCGCCGCCGTTGGCAGGCGAACAGGTGACGATGCCAGCGCCGCCGCAGTAGACGGCCACGGGCTGCTGGAAGGTGTCGGTATCGGACGGGGTGATCGCCTTCGCCGCATCCGGGAGTACCGGGCATTGCGGACTCGCTGTGGTCGGCGACGGCATCGTGGTTACGGCCATGAATCCTCCAAAAGAAAGGGGCCGGACAAGCCGGCCCCAAGGGGTTGCATCAAGTGGTGGATTAGCTCAGGTCGCGAGCCACGGCGTGCGCGTCGCAGTTGTCCATGATCAGCGCATATTCCATCGTCAACAGCATCTTCTCGGCGTCGCCGGTCTTCGCCAGCGGCGAACGCGACAGCGGGTCGAGGGTGCCGAACGACACATGCTCAAGGTCGAGCAGGTACGCCGCCGCATCGCAGAAGCGATCCGCCACCACCTTGAACTTGCCGAAGTCCGACACGTACCAGTCATAGGCGGCGGTGATGGTGGAGGTTTCGACCTTCTCAAAGCGGGTCGCGTTGCCAGCGAAGGCCGACGTCAGCGCCTTGTCGGCCGGGCGCAGCACCAGCATGGTCGGTTCGCCACCAGCGGAGTAGGCGTCCTGCGCCATGTCCTTCAGGAGGGACTCAGTCCACGCGCGGGCAGTACCCGCCACCGGGGCGGTATTGCTGGTCGGCACCGGGAACGCGCCCGCGCCAGCGCCAACCGAACCCTGCTTGATCCAGCCAGCCAAGCCACGGGTCTGACGGGCGGTCGCCGTCGCGCCAGCGTTGTAGGTGGTGTTTTGGATCAGGGCGACTTCCACGTCGCGCTTGATTTCCTTGGTCTTCTTCAGGGTCTGGTAATCGACTTCCTTGTCACGGCCCGCCTTGTCAACGATGTTCTCGGTGCGGGAAATGATGAAGTTCTTGGCGCTGATCTGCGCGTAGTTGTCGTAGCGAACCGGCGCGGTCACGGCGGTGAACGACGTGTAGTCGTTACCTTCGATCTGCGCGTTGTTGGCAGCGGTCGCCAGCGAGTCGGTCAGCCATTCGGGACGACGCGAGACAATCTTCTTCTTGCGCAGGGCCGAATAGACCGGGGTTGCGGTGGGGCTGATGTTGTCGATCACATCAGACAATTCCTCACGCACGCCGATGGCGTCGTAAGTGGTCAGGGTATTGGCAATGACGGCCATGTCGTTTTACTTCCTTCGTTTGGCGGCCAGCAGCGCCATCAGGTCGTCTTCTCGACCCGACTTCGCACGTCGCTGCGCCTCTTTGTAGGCGTCAACGTTGGCCTTGTCTTCGGATGCCGCGCCAGCCTTCAGGGCTTTGTGCGGAGTGGGTTTGACTTGCTTGTCTTTCGCAGCGATGCGTGCGGCCTCGCGCTTGTCCGCCTGCCATGCCTTGCGGGCCAGCAGGTACACGCGGTGGTCAAGGAACACCTGCATGTCGCCGTCATCCCAGCCGTTCTGGCGCAGGAATTGGTCAACGTCCGAAAGCTCCTGCTGGCGGACGGCGGTATCTCGCCACTCCGGCAACTTGCTTTGCAGGGCTTCAAACTGCTGCTTGGTGTACTCGATTCGCTTGCTGGCAGCGGCCTCAGCTTCGCGCTGCTCGATGGCTTGGCGCTCGGTGACGGCCTGCTGAAGCAGGTTGAATCGCTGCTGCTGGAATGCGTTCTGGCGTACCCACTCGCTCGGGTTCTCGTTCGCGAGCTGTGCCAGGTATTGCTGGTCGCCGACAAGCTCCGTCTGCAACTGGCCGATGAGGACGTCGAGCTGGTTTGCGTACTGCATACGCTCCTTCTCGACATGCTCACGGATGGCCTGCGCTTCGCGTTTGGCTTCTGCGGCTTCCGCTGTCTTGCGCCGGTAATCGGCGTCCTTCATCTCGCCGGCTTTCCAAGCGAGGATTTCCGACTTCTTGGCCTTGACTTCGCCCAAGTCGAACTCAGGATCGTCGTCTTCGACCTCTTCGGCGGCTTCTACCTCGTCCGCCTCGACTTCCGCCTCGTCCTCAACCTCTGCCGCAGGCTCCCCCTCGCGCTTGCGGGCCAGTTGTTCAAGGATGGCGGTATCGCCGTTCAGTTCTTCGATACCACTGAGTTCCGTTTCCGGTTGACTCTGCATCACTCACGCTCCTTGTGAGTGCTCACGCCGCTGGTTAACTCTCCCAAGTTCCTTTGCACGTCAGCACGGTAAAACGGTCGCCACGTTCCACGGGGCAACCGAACGATGGGCGCACATACACGCCCGGAAACTGATCGAACGGGACGACAATGCGTCCCAACAGGCCGTGCTCGGCCTCTATTGCGAGAAGACGCGCTTCAACGTCTGTCCAGCACGTTGGACCAGCGTGGCTTTCTCCAGCTTGCCCGTGTCCACCACCTGCGACAGGTGCCCCTTCACTCGCTGCAACAGCTTCAGCATCATGTAGAGCTTTTCGCGGCCTTCCGCGTCTCTTGCCGGGCTGTTCTGCCATTGCTCGATGTACTCCTGTTCAATCGTGGCGAACGCATCCGCCAGAATCGGGTCGTCCAGTAGCCGCTGCGCTTGTTCTCCGCGCAGGATGGCGACCTCAGCCCTGTCCAAAGTCATGGTCATGCGCCTCGTTTTGGGCTTGGTACGCCGTGTCGGCGTCCGCCGTGCTGGAATCCTTCGCGCCCATCGTCTTGGCGCTGGCGATCTTGGCCTCCGCGTTGATGCGGGCCGTCTCAATCGCGGTCGTGTGCTGGATTTCAGCCTTGCGAATCTCTAGCGCCGTCTGCTGCTCGGTCTTGAACTGCTCCAGCGCCATTTCATTGTGCATCTTCTGCTGGTCGCGCTCGGCTTCCATCAGCGTTTCGCGCTGGGCCTGCTCGTCCTGCGCCCGTTGCGTCATCTCGGCAACGTGGATATCCACCTGCCCCTTCAATTGCGCCAATTCCTTCGCGCCCTGCTGCTTCATTTGCTCGAGCAAAAGCTCAATCGGCGGCTGCGGCGGGGCCGGGTTCGGATCTGGCGTGCTGAAGTACCGCTCAGGGTCGTGATAGCCCATCGCGCGCACCATGTCCGTGGCGGCAGCGTGGATATTCCCGGGCTTGGCAAGGCCAATCGCCCCCAGCTTTTCCTGCATCCCCAGCACCATGCCGAGATTGGCCACCTGCTGGCGCTTCTCCAGCGCGCCAACACCGACGTTCACGCGCATACGGAAGCCGTGCGCCCACTCACGCGGATTCACCTGCAACCAGCGGCCATTCACCTGCACTTGGGCGGGCCTGTCCTGGTACTGGACGGCGTTCTTCAGCACCAGCATGTAAAGGCGTTTGATGCCAGTCTCAGCCAGCACGCGGGCAATCAGACGGATGCGCTGGCTACCCGCCTGCATCATCGCCTGCACGCCCTCAGACCCCATGCTGCCCTTGCTCAGGCTTTCCGCATTGAGCGCAGAGTTCATTTCCGTGATGCCGGAGCGCGTATCGCGCACCTGATCCACGAACTCCAGCAATTGCAGGCCAGCGCCGGCGACAAACGGAGTCTCAATCGGGGTCAGCGCCTGCGGAGTCTTCAAGCGGACGATGCCGCCCGGGCGCGGACTCAACAGGTCGTCCAGATTCACCTGCCCATCGACCACGCCCATCATCGGCGTGTTGCTCAGGTATACGTTATCCAGCACCTGCCGGGTCAGCGCGGTCTTGATCCGCACCAAGTCTTCCAGCAGGTCGTACATGGACAGGCCGACGACCTTGTACGGCATCAGCACTGGCGTAAACAGGCTGAAACAGTGGTCATCGACCACTTCATTTTCGTGGATGTACGTGCCGGCCTTCTTGATCCGTCGCAGCTCGGCGATGCCGTCATCGTCGGTATCGACGCGCACATAGGCTTCCGTGACGACGATCTTCTCTTGCGAGCGGTCGCCCTCGCCGCCTTCAGTCTCCCACGATCCATCGTAGGAATGGCGCGACGCGCCATCGCTCTGTGTGCGGTAGTCGCGGCCCCGGGGGAGCTTTTCGACTTCCTTGCGCGGCCAACCATCGGAGATGAGCTGCGATGCGGTGCGCTCAACCTCATGGGCGACGAACTCGGCATCCTTCAGCGAACGCGCATCCTTGTTGATGCGGAACTCTTCGGGCGGCACGCCCTCCAACACCTGCCGGCGCTTGTTCTCCTTGCGCTTGGCGGTCAGCGAGTACGTCTCGGGCGGCATCCCTTCGACCATGCCGGCCATCTCGACCATGCCGTCTTGCTCGACGGACACGACCTCGATATCGGGGTCTTGCTGCAACGCCTCGACTTCCAGCGCACTCAGGCCGGCGTAATGCTCTTCCTTCGTCTCGGTGGATTCGTCGCAATACGCCTTCACCACGCCATAGCGGGCCAACAGGGATTGTTTGATCGCGTCGTGAAGGATCGTGAACCCTTCGTTTTCCTCGTAGATCAGATGGTTGACGTAAGCGGTGGCGTCGTCTGCGGCCTCTTCGTCGCCGGGACGGTTCGGACGGAACGACACAACGTCATCCGCGCCCGTCAGCGCCTCCATGATCGCCGGCATGGCCCATTCGATGGTTTCCATCAGGTCTTTCGACACGACGGACGAACGGCCCTCGACTTCCGGCGGCGCTAGATCGCCCTTCGCCTCGCCCATGTAGTATTGCATGGCGGTGCGGCGCTGCTTGGCGAAGAAGTCATCACCGCCGATTGCAGCGTCACTCTGGCGATCCACCAGGGCGCACAGTTCGCTATCCGATAGCTTCACACCGCCCCCATCTTTCGATAACCCAATGGCTTGCTCCATGCGGTGTCAGCCACCGGCTCCGCGAACGTCAGCGCCACCGCGTCCCATTCGTCAGGGGAGCGCAGCTTGCGGACGTCGCGCATGTGTTCCTTGCTCTCCAGCAGCAGGTAGCTGTTGGCGTTGTAGTGGTAGCTCGGCCCGCAGGCGTCGGCCTGCAAGCTGTCGGCATCCGGGATATCCGCGCCGCCCGGCTCGTTGAGCCAGTCGCGGCTGCGCATCCACATCTCAGCGCGGCGGTTGTACGGCCCCGGGCGCTTCTCGCCGCTGGGCAGCACAATCTCTGCCTGCTGGGGCGAGCCTGCAAAGTCAATCGGAACGCATGTGGACTCGTAGATACCGCCCCACGACTTCAGCAGGTCATACACGCCCGCACCGATCCCGCCCACGTCGATGAAGACGCGCGCAGGCTTGTCGGTGTCGATGACCTGCTTGATCCAGTTGGCACCCGCAACGGTGTCCAGCTTGGCCTTGCTCTCGACCTTGCGAACCTGCCGACCCTGCCGCCATGCCAGCGAGAAACGGTCGTTGCCGAAGCGCGCCGGGTCAGCGCCGATCACCAGCGGGCCGATGGCCTCGCACGTCGCCTTGCGCGCCCGCACCACGTCTGCCGGCTTGATAAAGCCGTCATGCCCCGACATTTGGAACGCCTCAGCCGCGTTGGCGGGGTATTCCTGCTTGAACAGGGCTTCGTCTTTCAGCTCGGCGATCTTGTTGCGTCGCCACGCCATCTGTTCTGCGTCCAGCCCGTAGGCGTCCGCGTACTGCTGCTCATCCTCACTCAGCCTGAAGTCGGCGGTGACGGCCTTGCGATACTCGTCCTGCCAGTACCACGGCACGAAGATGGCGATGAACTCACCAATGCCCGCCTCTGCATCCTTCCACTTCTCATGGAACAGGTTGCCGACACCGTTGGCGGTGGACTCCAGGATGACCTCAGTCCCGTCCGCATCCGGCACCGCCTGCAACACCCCTGCCGCATGGGTGTCAGCGTGCGGCCAGAAGGCCACCTCAGACCCGTGGAATAGCTGGATGGTGCTAGACCGGCCCACACCCTTGGAGCCGGCTGTGCCGACCTTGTAGCCGCTATCGAGCTTGTCGAAGCGCAATTCTTTGGCATTCGCCGCGCCCGTGGATGGGCGGACAAAGACCGGGCAGTGTTCGTGGTACCTGTCCACCATCTTGAACAGGTTTTGCGTCGCCTGATCCTCATGCGTGAGGATGAAGGTCTGCACGCCCCTGGCCCACGTGGTGCCGTGGTAGTACCGCGCGCCAACGTAGGTCGAACACCCCTGCTGGCGGCCCTTCAGGATCAGCGCACGCACCTTGCCAGTGCGTGCCTTCTGTTCCTCTAGGCGTTCGTGGATGTACCGCTGCGCCTTGTTGAACACGAACGGCTCAACGCTGGCTTCCTTGGTGCGGATGAACAGGCAATTGCGGGCGTAGAACTCCAGGTCATCCCGAAGCTGCACACGCCTGTCACCTGAGCTTTGCAAGCCAATCCTCGATTGAGCCTGCATCGTTGGTCACGTGGCTCTCGCTGCGGGACAGCTTGGGTGCTGCGAACTCGGCCAGCTTGGATAGCAGGTCTAGCGCCTTGGCCGGGTCAGGCTTGCCGCCGTCCGTGCCGTCGCCCTCTGCTACCAGCGTTAGCCAGCGCCCAACGTTCTCGCTGTTCTGCTCCAGCAACAGCCGCACCGTCTCCCGAAACTCTTTCGTCGTCTTGTTCGGCCCACGGGGCTTGCCCGCAGGATTACCCGACTGTCCCTTCTGGAATGCCATTCATTTCGCCTGCATTTATCAAGGCAGGCTCCTCAGAATTAGTGCCGTCCGTGGCAGCCCGCTCCGTTTTCCTGAAGATCGCATCGAAGCGATCCCCAAACTCTTCCGCACTCACGCTATACGGCCGCG